CTAGTCCCATTGCCGTTCTACGATACTTCCATCGCTGAGATAGAATACCAGTTTCTTATAAGAAGGAACAACAATCTTCTTTACTCGCCGAACAAACAATTCTTCATCAAATTCATCTGTACTCAGAACGGCTGCGCATGCTTTTTTCAAAGCGGACTGTGGAACGGAGCCATAGGCGCCGCAGTTTGTCCCCTTGCCCTTATGCGAATCACAGGTCCAGTATTCACGTATCCTTCCCTTATATTTCCGAACAACATGAACATAGCTTTTCCCGCAGATGCCACATTTGATGATCCCCGTAAAGCAAAAGGTGTTCAAAAAATCCCTGGCATATCCGCCCCGCTGCATTCCCATTTCCTTGCGACTCTTTAATTCCTGCTGAACCCGTTCAAACATATCAGAAGAAATTATGGCTTCATGATGCCGTTCCACTACATACTTATTCTTTTCTCCATGATTAACAGCCTGGCGTTTGGTAATAGGGTCCGTCACAAAGGTTTTCTGAATCTCAAGAACACCCGTATAAATCCGATTCGTAAGAATCTGCCTGATACTGGCGTCTTTGAAATAGTTCCCATACATGGTGCGAATCCCCCGCTGCTTTAATTCCCGTAATATATCTTTTCTGGTTCTGCCCTGCAGATAGGCATCAAAAATTTCTCTGACAATCGCGGCTTCTTCTGGTTTGATGACCAAATTATCTTTCTCCCAGCAATAGCCGTAAACGAAGAACTTTGCATGAGGAATCCCCTGTTCAAACTTTTTACGAAACCGCCACTTGATATTATCACTGAGGGAACGGCTTTCCTCCTGGGCAAAAGAAGCAAGAATAGTCAGCATCAACTCCCCATCCCCGCTCATGGTATGAATGTTTTCTTTCTCAAACCAGACTTCAATACCCAGTTCTTTCAGGCGTCGCACTGTCTGGAGAAGGTCGACCGTATTCCGGGCAAACCGCTGGATAGATTTTGTGAGGATGATATCGATTTTACCCGCTTCCGCATCTTCCAGCATCCGCTGGAAATCCTGCCGCTTCTTGATGCTAGTCCCGGAGATGCCGTAGTCCGCATAGACGCCGGCGTATTCCCAGTCCGGGTTCTTCTGGATCAGGCTGCTGTAATAACTGACCTGCGCCGAAAGGGAATGCTGCATCCGCTCCGATTCCATGAAGACGCGGGCATAAGCTGCGACTTTCTTACGCTTCTTGATTATTGGTATGCTTTGTTCGATTTTACGGATAGTCCGCATAAAATCAGCTCCTTTCGACACTATATATCACTCGTATTATTAAGTAAGTCAAGCAGATAAGCTTGATCACATGCCCTGAAAGGAGCATACGGTATACTGTTCTAAGATGCCGTGGACTGGTGATATTTATCACTACCGCTCAGACGGTTTTTCAGAGTTTCCAGCCACAGTCTCTTTGTCTGATTGTTAATCAGTTAGATACCGCACGACGGTTTATGTAGAACGAGTTTACAAGAGCAAAGAGCTCTGTGGATTAGAACAGTATCAAAAATAATACGAGGAGGTACCATTATGATCCTAGTAGGTATCGATGTGGCAAAAGATAAGCACGATTGCTGCATCACAAACACCGATGGAGAGATGCTTTTCGACATCTTTACCATCACCAACAACAGTGAGGGCTTTGATATCCTGTACGAGAGAATCCGCTCTGTTGCACCAGATCTATCCAAAGTAAAAGTAGGGCTGGAGGCAACCGGACATTACAACTACAACATTCTCTCATATCTGCTTGACAAGCATCTCACCGCTTATGTCATTAACCCGCTTCACACGAATTTTTATCGCAAAGGATTAAGCCTTCGGAAAACAAAGACGGATCGGATTGATTCGAGAACTATTGCACTTATGCTTCTGACCGATTTGAGCCTGAAACCCTACTCGGTTTCATCATATCACAGAGAAAACCTGAAATCTCTGACAAGGTATAGATTTTCCAGAGTTCAGGAACGTTCAAGGCAGAAATCTTCCATTTCAAGGCTTGTTACAATCCTCTTTCCCGAATTATCACAGCTTGTTCCTTGCATCCATATATCCTCAATCTATACCATGCTGGAGGAATTACCGGGTGCTTCGTACGTGGCATCTGTTCATCTCACCAGGCTGACAAACATACTTTCAAAAGCTTCCAAAGGGCGATTCGGCAGAGAAATGGCAATCACTTTTCGTGAGGCTGCTCGAACATCCATCGGTGCCAAAATCCCGGCAAAATCGCTGGAACTGCGTCATACCATCGCTGATGTACGGGTTATCGAAAGTGAAATAAGAGAGGTGGAAACCGAAATACAAAAGCTAATGGATGAGGAAACTACCACTATTACATCCGTACCCGGGATCGGAACTCAAATGGGAGCAATCATTCTTGCGGAGATTGGTGACTTTTCAAGGTTTGACTCTCCTGATAAAATACTTGCTTTCGCCGGGATGTCACCATCTACATATCAATCCGGAAAGATGATCAGCAGCTATGCTCACATGGAAAAACGTGGATCACGTTATCTCAGGTTCGCTCTGTTTAATGTCACGAAGCACGTGTGCAATTATGATCCCGGATTTGCCGCATATCTAGCTAAAAAGCGAGCCGAAGGCAAACACTATAATGTAGCTATATCGCATGCAGCAAAGCGTCTCGTAAGAATGCTGTACGCCATGGAAACGAACGGCACTCTATACGAAGCAGCATAAGCACAACAATCCTTCATAAATTTTTCAGGCATCCTCCGGATGTCTATTTGTCGTGCAAGAAATAGATAATTAAATAATTTCCTCAAAAATCAGCGAAAATCTACATTTCAGGGGTTGACATTCTATAGTTAGACTGTAAAGGCTCATGATAGCAAGTTATTTCTGTACAATAAAGCATATCTTTTATTGCTCTCCTGTAAGGATAAATCTTATATATTCCTTACTATGTTCTTCAAGAAAGATTACCAATTCGTAGTAGCCAAGCTCGTTAGCAAGATATTGAACCATATTAGTATCAAATATATTGGTGCGGCCGCTGTCACGAATAGAAAGTATCTGCTTTTTAATCGTTTCAGTCATTGTCACCGTCCCCAATCTTTACCGCTAGGTCTTCACCGTAAACAACATTAAGACCGCTGCCATTGTCCCAATCCACCATCAATGAAGCGGTATCATCCACCCCAGTAACAGTCCCAAGCGTTCCAAGAGGCGGTGCTTGGCAGTCATCCATTCTCACCAGTTCTACCCTTGTTCCTGCAGGGTATTCTCTGCGTACTTTCTCAACAATTTCTTTATTCGGAAATCTCATCGCTATTCATCTCCTTTTTCGCACCGCTCTTAAAGGCACTGCTGCCGTTAAGGTTCTTCAGCAGAATTTTACGGTCAGTTTTATAAATTTCTCCTATAAACCCCAATCGAAGAAGGAAACAGCGGAAAGCATATTTTTCATTGGGGACTTCCTTTTCCGTGCTGGAGATGCGTTTATGTTCTCGGCTCATTTTGCAGAGGGCAGAAATGAAATCCGTGTAAGCTTTGACGGTATCAGCAGCCAAGCCGTCTGAAAACCAAGGGAAGGAAATCTTATCTGCATCAATAATGATGGGAAGTTCGCTGATGCCCAGTGCCTTTTTGATAAGGCTGCTCTTAGATTCCAGAAGATTGGTAAGGTTGCCTGCAAGCACCGCATCCAATGGCATTGCCACTGTCAACCCCGCAGTTTCGTTTTTAAGTTTTTTTCCCGTAGTCCCGCATGCAGCCAATGGCTCTTTACTAGCGATTTCCGGCTGTGGTTCATCATATGCGGAACTCTTGCAGTGAAAGCCTTTTTGTTCAAGCTGTTCTAGCACCTGCTCGATTTCTTCGCTGTTTGCCATGTCGTTAAAGGTAAGATTTCCTTCTTTGGTTACTGTGAAATAGTCCACTGCATAAGCATAAGTTGGTGTTTTCTGATAAACCGCTTTGGCTCCAGTAATTTCTTCTAATGTCTTTACAAATGGTTTTCTGTCGGTGATGTTGTAAATAACTTTCATTTTGTAAGTACCTCCTTTTCTTCGGTACTACATATATCACTCTAAAAGGAATAAATAGCAAGCTAATTATGTAGAAACTTTTAAGTTATTTTCCATCGCCGCTGACCTCCAAATCCTCAAAGCGGATGGTCTTTCCATCACGGATGACCGATACAGTATCTGCAGAGCCGACCTGCTCAATATAACGCTTTACTATAACATCACAGTATTTTTCATCTAGCTCAATGGTATGACAGATTCTGCCTAACTGTTCGCAGGCAATCAAAGTGCTACCGCTGCCGCCAAACGGATCAAGAACGATGCAATTGCTCATACTGGAATTCTTAATCGGATAGGCAATAAGTGGAATCGGCTTCATGGTCGGATGGTCACCGTTTTTCTTCGGCTTATCAAACTCCCATATGGTAGTCTGCTTTCTGTCGGAGTACCATTGATGCTTGCCTTTCTTTTTCCAACCGTAAAGGCATGGCTCATGCTGCCACTGATATGGACTCCTACCAAGCACTAGGCTCTGTTTTTTCCAGATACAAGTTCCCGACAAGTAAAAGCCTGCTTCCGAGAATGCCTTTCTAAAATTTAAGCCTTCGGTATCTGCATGGAACACGTAAATGCTGCCATCTTCTGCCATTACCCTTTCCATGTTTGTAAAAGCATCTAACAGGAACTGGTAAAACTTATCATTCTCCATATTGTCGTTTTTAATCTTTCCTGCACCGCCTTCATAGTTGACGTTGTAAGGCGGATCCGTTACAACAAGATTAGCTTTCTTCCCATCCATAAGAGTTACATAGGTTTCCTCCTTGGTGCTGTCCCCACAGACTAGGCGATGCTTTCCAAGCAACCATACATCACCGTCTTTAGAAACCGGCGGCTTTTTAAGCTCCCCGTCCACATCAAAATCGTCCTCCTGCGTATCACCATCATCTCCTGCAAACAGTTCAGCTATGTCTTTTTCGTCAAATCCTGTTAAGGCAACATCAAAATCTGCACCTTGCAGGCTCTCTATCTCCACTCTGAGCAGTTCTTCATCCCATCCTGCATCCATGGCCATACGGTTGTCCGCCAAAATATAGGCTTTCTTTTGAGCCGGAGTAAGATAGTCCACAAATACGCAGGGTACTTCTTTTATGCCTTCCTCCTTGGCTGCTAAAATTCGTCCATGACCAGCTATCACGTTATGTTCCCGGTCGATAATGACAGGATTAATAAAGCCAAATTCCCTTAACGATGAACGTAGTTTCAGAATCTGTTGTGGATTATGCGTTCTAGCGTTGTTAACATAAGGTACTAATTTTTCTATAGTTACTAACTGCATTTCCGTTGTTGTTTTTTCCATTAAGCACTGCTCCTTCCAAAATCTTGCTAAGGCCCTTTTCAGCACCCTTGATATTGTCAGCGAGAGCCTGTCCCCTTAAAGTTCTGACCTGCTGTTTAGTAAGCTTTGCTCTATAAAATTTCAGTTTATGTAAAAAATCCGTAAGCTCCATCATCATTTTCTCCTTGCCCGCAAAAGCAGCTCCATGGTATCTGTCGTGCTATCCTCAAAAACCTCTGTGCAGTTTTGCTTAACAATGTCGTAAATTTCATACCAGATAAGATTGGCGCTTTTCTGATATTGTTGGGACATCTGTACAAAAGGCGAGGTCATTACCCCGCCAGTCGTTGGATGCTTCCCCAATAAGCCGTATGTACTTGTTGCATCTTCGCACTGAATATATCTTGCCATAGCCTGTGAATAGGTTTCTATAAGCCGTGGATTTACTAATCTTTCACAGTTGCGCTCTTTCAGCCACAGCCAGGTTTCTTTGTATATTTCATCAGCGCCTAAGGGAACTCCATTTTTCTGCCTAGCCGATAAATAGTCACTTGGCTTTGGCATATCCATTCCCTCTAAGACCGCTCCTTCCGGTAAATCTACTGCCTCTAATTCCGCTGTTTTAAGTACAGGAATATCATTGGCTAGAACCTTGACTGTTTTCCCATTTTGTATTTTCTCTGCGGCTGCAGTCGGCTTATCACCTGCTCTGACTCTTCTGCCACCACGGTTCGTACCGTCCCTTGCCATTATTCACACTCCTCAATCTATATCTTAGGGTTAATCCCCTGTTTGAACTGCTCTTTTTGTGCGTGAAGCCCCCCGCCCGTTCCTCCCGTACAGGGGTTTTGAGATTTGACCTCCCCCTAACCTCACTCAATTATCTGTGCCAACGGTCACCATTTTGTGCATGAAGCCTAGCATGACACTCTTTACATAAAGCTATAAGATTCTTCCTCTCATGCGTTCCGCCTTGAGCCAACGGAAGTTTATGGTGTATCTCTTCAGTCGCAACATACCTGCCCTTTGTTAAGCATTCCTCACACAAAGGATGCTCCGCAGCATAGCTGTCACGGATTCGCTTCCAAGCGCGTCCATATCTACGGCGTACAGCAGGATTCCTGTCGTACTTCTCATAGCGTTTGTTTTCTTCTTTCTGGTGTTTCTCACAAAACCGTCCATCCGTTAAGTCAGGACAGCCTGGATAAGAACACGGTCGTTTAGGTTTTCTTGGCATCTTCTCACCTCATTTTAGGCATAATAAAAGCCCTGCAGGTCGGTGTGACCCACAAGGCTTTCTACGATTTTACCCGTTTATATTTTTTTTGCTTTTCGCTATTATAATAATATCACAGGTGCTTACTCTCATTCTATCACATTAACTCTCATGTTCCGGTGGCAAGATAATTTCTTTCAGTGCCGCACTATGCATTCGGTGTATGTGCTGCATAGAATAATTCATATCCACGGCAATCTGCTCCCATGAGATAAAGCACAGATATCGTTTTTCTAACAGCGTCTGGTATTCCACATTTGGCACGGCTTTTATAACACCCATGATTTCTCGCTTTAGTTCTACAAGCGCATTGATGTCCATATTTATTTCTTCCTGCAAAGAAACAATTTTAATTACGGCATCTGCCATCTTGGAACCGCCACGGTTTGGATTTCTCGGCATATCACTGATTACAGCGGAACAGCTTGTAGCTAAATCATTTAAGGATTCCACCTGCTGAACCTTCGAGTGAATACGCTCATCCAGATATCGTGCCTGCAATAAGTATTCTTTTTCTGTCATATCCTTACCTCCGAAATTTTGTATTCCACTCGGATTGGCTTGGATTGTCATAGGTTGACTCTGATTTTCATAGATTGGCTTTTACGGCATCAATCAAGGCGGATTGGGAGGTATCCTTGGTTTTCAGTGCCTTGATGATTCTCTCGTCAATGGTGTCTTTTGCTATGATGTGGGTAATGACCACGGTTTCTGCGGACTGACCCTGCCGCCAAAGTCTGGCATTGGTCTGCTGATATAATTCTAGTGACCATGTGATGCCGAACCATACCAAGGCAGAACCACCCTGCTGTAGGTTCAGGCCGTGTCCTGCCGATGCCGGATGTATTACGGCAATTGGGATACTGCCGTGATTCCAGTCGGCTATATCCTTTGCGGTCTTGATTTCTCTCACATCAAAGCGTTTTTTGATACGCTCCAAATCGTGACGAAACCAATATGCCACAAGGACAGGCTTTCCGTTTGCCGATTCGATGATATCCTCCAGTGCATCCAGCTTTCTCTGGTGTATCTCCAGAACGCTCTCATCATCGAAATAAACTGCTCCGTTTGCCATCTGGGACAGCTTGCCTGTTAGCGATGCGGCATTGGCGGCTGTGATTTCTCCATCCGGCAGCTGAAGAATGAGGTCTTTTTTCAGTTCCTCGTATTTCTTCTTTTCCGCTTCCGACAATTCCACCGCCAGCTGTGTGCTGATCAGTTCCGGCATTTTCAGATGGTCGGTAGATTTCATGGAAATCGTAATATCCGAAATCTTATCATAAATCTGCTGTTCGGCATTGGGCAGTGGCTTATAGCTGTAAACAATCTGACCATTACGCTTGTCCGGGGAGAAATAGGCCGTTCGGTACTGACCGATGAACCTGCCAAGCCTTGCTCCCATATCCAGCAGTTTGAACTCTGCGAATAAATCCATCAGACCGTTACTGGAAGGAGTGCCTGTCAGACCTACCACTCTTTTTACCTTCGGTCTTGCCTTCATCAGTGCCTTGAACCGCTTGGACTGATAATTCTTGAAGGAGGACAGCTCATCCACAACCACCATATCAAAATCAAAGGGGATGCCGCTTTTCTCAATCAGCCACTGCACATTTTCACGGTTGATGATGTAAATATCTGCCTGTGCTTTCAGTGCTGACAGCCGCTCCGACTCAGAACCCACCGCCACCGAATACTGCAAAAGGTGCAGATGCTCCCAATGTTGTATCTCATTCGCCCAAACATTACCTACTCTCAAAGGGCATATAACTAAAACACGATGAATATCAAAATAGTCAAACATCAAATCATTTATAGCCGTAAGTGATGTTACAGTTTTCCCAAGTCCACAATCTAAAAGGACTGCAGCTACAGGATGTTCAATAATAAAATTGACACTATATTCCTGATACCCATGCAAATCATTCTTTTTTAATAAATCTGCCATGACAGTCCCTCTCTTTCTGGGAAGCGTGTATTTTCATATGCTCTGAAGCTGTAACAACTTTTAAATTGGCAAAATCATTATTTAGATGATTGCCGTCAATATGATGAACATTCTCATTCTCTTGAAGTTTTCGTCCAATCTTCATTTCTGCAAGCCTGCGATACAGTTTTTCTCCTGATATCATTTGATTATCTGCACCAGCTTTTTCAAAATTGACGTAGTCGATATAGCACCCATAATCACAAAAATTATGCTCGTTTCTTGCAACATCAGAACGCTTTTTGTAAATTGGATTGCCACACCAATCGCATGATACATATATTTTTTTCACTTTGAATTCATAGCTGCATTCTAGGCAACAGAAGAAATGTTCGTTTCTCTTTTTATGGTTACCTCTGTATTCAAAAATTTTCCCACAGTTATCACACGTTCGCAGACTCTTCAATCGAAAACGTTCTGCGTTTGCTTTTCCTAAACACGCTCTGCAGCAATAGTTTTTTTCATGAATGTGATTATGGTTTCTCTCAAATTCTTTTCCACACCAGTCACATTGAATTTTCAATTTCATCAAGAACCCCTCCAATCTGCTCCGCATCATCCAGTACATACACTCGAAATCCCAGACAGCTCAGTAATCTGTGCCTTGCCAGCTGCAATGGTCTTGGTTTTTCTCCCGGTGCTTTCACTTCCACAAAGGCGAACTTACCATGCGGAAGAAGCAGTAAACGATCCGGCATACCATCGAAACCGGGAGAAGTGAACTTCGGACATATCCCGCCATGCTTTTTTACTGCCGTTACAAGTTTCTGTTCTATGATTTTTTCTCTCATTTCATCCTCTCCTAAAATCACAAGACACAACTTACACAACCATCTCGGAAAATTTCTATACGTGCGTATATGCCTGTACACGCTTGCATTACCCTATATAAAATAGAAATAATTTATATAGTAATTCTTGTGATACTTGTGTCAGCTGATGTCTGATAGTGCCTGTTTTCAAGGCTTTTTTGCTGTTCACAACCTACGACTTGGAACACAGGCTGTTAAAATCACAACCTCTCATAAATTCTCTGCCTGCCATAGATGGCGAGCTTTCTGATTTTGTCCGTTCTCTGCCAGCTGTCCACTTTGGTCATAAGGGCGGCTATCGCATAGGAGTCGGATGGTTTGAGGTCGGATAAGTTCCTACAGAAGCATTCGCTCCAGATTTCCGCATTGCTGACCGTCTTTCTTTGTACAGTACCCTTGACCGCAGTATTGTCCGTGAAGAAATTCCTTCTCTCGTACAAATCCATACTGTTCCAGTTCTCCGGCAGAAGGGTATTCAGATATTCCTCCACAATGCCCTGACGCTCATCGGTCTCCATCGCATCGATCTGTTCGCTCAAGGCTTCACTGCTTTCCTCCATATTCAGATACAAAGGCTCGCCCTGCCTATACAGGTACTTTGCCTCCGCCCACATCTGCAAAACCTCTTCACTGGTTATATCCCACGATTTACGCTTTGTTTTCCCGGTCACCTTAATCGGCCAGAAGCGGCGGTTGCCCGTAATGTCACGCAGGAATCCTGTCTCGGAGTTGGTGGTACCCACAATGACACACTGCCTTGGATGACTTTCCACTGTTCTGCCATAGGACGGGCGATAGATATCATCTGTGCGGCTAACAAAGGCTTTTACAACTTCAATGTCCGCTTTCTTAAGACCAGCCAGTTCGCCCAGCTCCAGAATCCAATATCCCTGCAGTTTCTCCGCTCCTGCCTTATCCTTCATATCCGTCAGATTCAGACTGTCAGAATAATACTCTTTCCCCATTCTGGCAAAGATGGTGGACTTGCCGCAGCCCTGCGGACCTACAAGCACCACCACGGAATCGAACTTTGTACCCGGCTCGTAAATTCTCGCTACCGCCGCCACAAAGGATTTTCTGGTCGCAGCCTTCACATACCCGGTGCTGTTCGCACCAAGGAAATCAATATAGAGATTTTCGAGCCTTGTCACACCATCCCACTCCGGCAGAGCATCCAGCCATTCACGCAGGGGATTGAAATGCCTGTCCTCGACCACCTTCGTAAATGCCACATCATGGTTTCGGCTGGAGAATGTTTCATAGCGGATGTCAATCAGCGCCTTCATCTGTGCTGTATCTGCATCCCTCCAGAATTTGTTGTCACCGGGTCTTGTCCACGGCACGGCTCCCGTAATCTGCACTCTGCCCACCAGCTCATTGAATGCGATATTCGCAAAGTCAGGATCATTGTTTAAAATCAGCATCAGATTCCACACGCTGTTTTCAAGACACTTGCTTCTTGGCATATAACGGAGCTTCGTCTGCCAGTCTGTGTCCTCTGCAAACTCCTCCGCCGCCATCCTTTTCTTTTCCTCAAGGTCTGCCAGCTTTACCTTATCCAGAGTCATGACGAACTCGCACATCTGCTTATAGGATTTTTTCTCATCGTCATCGCCAAATTTATGGATACGGACAATATCAAAAGCATTGCACAGCTTTAAGTAAGCAGGGTCTTTGGCATGGTGGCTGTAGACAAATTTTCCGTTCTCCTTGATTTCCACACCTGCCATACTGCTTGACTCGATTAAATGATAGCGGCTGTCCGTGTCGGTCGGCTCATAAACATCCGAAAGGAACTCATCCACGGCAAGATTCACAGGGAAGTAAACCCTGTTGAAAAGACCGACCACACCTTCTTTTTCAAGCGGGTCCTGCACTTTTTTGAAGCTGGCTGTATTTGCCTTGCTCTCCCTCGATGAAGTCGGAAGTCTGGTAGGGTCAGTCCATTCCGGGTGTGCCGATAAAATCTCGTCCGAGTCAAGCCAGTCCTTGTCGGTTTCCTTATACACGAATACACCGTTGGAAGGAGTGCTTGGCCAGTACATCAGCTGATTCGGCTGGTAGGAGCATTCATCAAAATAATCCATGCCCAGTGCCTGTGCCAGATATCTTGCCACCGCCACATATTCCTCGGAGGTCACATCCCTTGTAAGCGGGAATACCAGACGCACTCTCGGATTTTCATCCGTATGACTGTGGGTGGTGTAAAGGGCAGAGGTATAGGGTGCGTTCTTCTCATAATCCTTCAGAAACTCCGCATCGATTCTGTCTCCGTCCAACGCCACCATAGAACGGGATTCCACAGTATCAATCTTTCGTCTGCCGCCCTTTAACACCCCGGCAACGAAACCGCCGTGGTCTTTTACGGCATCACGCTGTGCCTTGGTAAACTTGGCATATTCCTCCGCCGACTCTGAGGTTCTGATGGTTGTTTTCAGACGTTCCTTCAAATCAGAAAAGCGAATAGTCTTATTGCTCCACTGCTTTGCCGTCCTGCTGTTGCCATAGGCAATATTCAAATCACGCATCTTTGCTTACCTCCTTCAAATCACTTCCGAAATATCGCAGTCTGTATTTTTTTCTCTTGGCTCTCCTGATTTCCGCATCCATTCCTGATGAGATGCTTTCGCCAAACACCCAAACCTCGGTGCAATGGTTCATCAGCACATTTCCAAAGTGCAGTCCCAGTTCACGTGACCTTAAATCGTTATCGTTAAGAAACTGCGGAAACAGCAAATGCGGAGCAATGGGAATGTATCCCTGCTCCACAGCAAAACGGCTGTACTTTCGTGCATTTGCAATGTTCCCAGCAATATCTCCCGAAAACGGGGAGCATACATACACCATCGGTTTGTATGCTCTTGCCGCCGACCTTTCCTTTTCGATATTGGATAAAGCGCCATAGGTGGTTGGGTCAGGATAACCTTCGCTGTTATACCTGCTCACACCCACAAGGCTTACCTCCCATCAATTTTCTGCTGCAGCTGTCACAAAGGACGGATGTGCAAAACAGGTCACCGTCACCATCGACAAACACCTCTGCAAGGTCAACCTGCACCTCCGAACCGCAGTGCGGGCAGCGGCAGAATACATTTTCATCGTTAATTTCAATGGATACCTCCATTGCATCGTTCAGCTGTTCTTTCACATAAAACATTTATTTGTCCTCCTCTAATTTGGTCTTGTACCATTCTAGATGGCGCTTGCGGTCTTCATAATTCGGAAACGCTACAAGCAGTCCCACATCGACCTTCTGCAAAGTTTCCAGCATATCGATCTGTTCCTTTGACAGGTACGGTCTGATGCTCTTACCCTTTTCAATACCATTGGCAAGTCTGAACTGCTTTGCGGTCATACCCAGCACAATGCGGTTCAGCATATCGCATTCATTGCTGAAGTGGTAAGGCTTCGGAGCATCATGGAGCAGCTTGATATTTGCAGTAAGGAGCGGAAACTCCTGTCTTGCTGACACCAGTGCTTTGATGAATTTTTCCATCTCGTTGAAACGCTTGATGTACAGTTCTTTGAACTTCATAGCCTTCTGCCCGGTGTATCCCATAACAAGCATCGTGAATCCGTCACGAGTCATTTGGTAGCTGGGCAACTTTCGTCCTGTAGAATCTTGATATTTATCAGCCATAAAGTTGCTTTTTACAAACTCCTCACTCAACCCAGATTTGGGGTCAGTGATTTTTACAATATCTCTGAGAACATGGTCATGCCTTTTCTCAAAGAAGTCAGCTACAAACAGGCTGTCCACCCTCGCAATGTCATGGTTGTCGGCAAAGATGCCGTATTCGTCTTTCGGTATTAATTCTTTCATCAAAAGAACCTCCTATTTTTATTTGGAGGATTAGTCCTCCTACCTCATAGCCACGGCAGAAGGTCAAATCTGACGGTTTTGAAAAAACACCCGAAGTTTTTTCTCGGCTCTCTTTAATTTCTGAGTGGTGTTGTTTTCGCTGTCACCACAAAACAGGGCATAATCTTTGACAGACATTCCATCAATACGAACAGCTATAAACATATCCGCCCAATCCTGCTTTTTACCGAGAACCTGTCTGATACGCTGGCACACATCTTCATACTCATAACGGGAAGTGCGGTTGGCTTCATCAGAATAATCAGGCACTGTTTCCATGCCATCGGACTCATCGTCTGTTTCATCATCTTTGCGAAATGGAGTCTGTATCTGCCCACGGCGGCGATGCTCTCTGTGCCAGTTGTTGTAAAGCGGCTTATTAAACTGCTCGTCCATAATTTCCTGAACATTTCTGCGTTTTACACTCTCCTTGTCCGCTTCCTCTTCAAGACGATTCTGATAATCTGCCTCAATCATTAACGTGCAGTCCTCGTCCGGCACCTCAAGTGTCATTGATACTGGCGGTTTGTTTTCATTTGTGTTTTCATACTTAATACTAATTTTCATAGATTGCCTCCTTCGCCGGAGGCAATCATGGCAGGGTATAAAAATAGATCTGCATATGGAGATACACAGACCCGTAAATGCAAAAGAGCGCAACGAGGTAAGGGTATCTCTTTGCAGGCTCGTCCACTGTCTTTATCACAGTGAATCGAAACCTATGAGATATCCTGTCAAGATTGCGCACTCCGGCATGATTTTCTTTTTTTGGGGTAGCTAACCCTTCTCTTGCTTTTTAGTTCGTAAGAACTGTTTAATTCAACTGAAAGCAAGATGCTTGTACACTTTTTCTTGTGGATTCATACAAAATTTACATTCATCCACTGGTAAAGTGTATATAACAGTGATACAATGATTTAATAGGATTTGATAGGAAACACACTGACTGATGTGTTCTATCTTCTTCACTAACTACAAGACTATTGTTAATGCAGTTAATAGCAAGACACCTTTGCTGTTAATCGTGTTAATCCAGTTAATATTTGAAAATCAGAGGCAAACTATGGCAAAAGAAAAAACTCCATATCTTTGTGGCGGCACATTTCTTACCCAGATATTACGGGTGAGAAAAGAACTGACGTCCTCCGCAGAGCATACAAATGGACAAAAAGAAAGCCTCTCTGAACAAGAAACGTTCAGGAGGCTTATTTCAATATATCAACTATCCGATTTTTTTGGTGGTACAAGTCTTAAGCCTTATACCAGCAAATATAAAAGCTGCACGGATTCGCTCGTAGCTTACGGACAATTTTCTGATAATGATTTGCACAGAGCATTAGACGAGGATATAAAAGATAGACATTCCAAGGCTCTTCGTATGATGGCAGAATTTGTGCAGGAATTTCTCGACCCTGCCTTATGGCTTCAGCTTGTGCGCTGCCTACTTGATATGATAGAAAACGATGACGCTATTCTGGCAAATGATGAGTTTTTCATAACGCCAGATTCGTCTGCAACAAAAGCGAAAGACATATCAAACATTGACCATTTTTATATTGAATCCTTTCTGCTCGGAGTCTGGCATTACATTATTATAAATCGTGCCGATGACAATGAAAAAGGCGCAGATACTTATAAACAATGGTATCCAAGTAAAGGAAATTATCGTGGAACTGTTGGTAACGGGATAATAAGAGAACTGAAAATCGAGTCAGTCCCTCTTGACATACTACATGATGCAGATAGTTTTGAAGGCACCCCTACCGATGATGAACCACAAGTCGAAGTTATCGACTCAGATTCCACCACACAGGAAGATTCAAAAACATATACACAATATATAGAACACGCCACCATTGTTAACCAGAAAGGCGAAAAAAATGTTCATATCGATCATCTCGATACCTTGAATTTATAAAGGGGGATTTGTATGTCAAATGAATTACAATCATCAACTCCTTCTGCATTAGGCATTGCCTCCGGGACTCCTGTTAGTTCCGTACAGCAGACTGGGGAGAAAAATGTATATGCTGCCCATGTAGATACAATGAATGTTACCGTTCAGGGAAGTATTGTGCCACAACTATTAACACAGAAGCCACAGCCAACGGCTATGACGATAAATAGAACACATTATAATCTATTCGTTACTTATGGGGCAGACTTCTCTCAGAGCACTCCTTTTACAATTGATGCTAAACGGGCATTGACCGAAAATACGGACGATGACATAAAAGCTGAATATGCTACCCTATCTCCTGATGTCATAGAAAAAATAAAAACATTTCCCTGCATCTTCGCAAACGAAAACGCAGCCTATGGTCACACTGATGAAGAACAGACATTGGGATACGGATATATTCGACAGATTAAAATTCGTCGAGATGGTATTAAGATATATCCACATATCATGTACCTTCTTCCACAGCAACGGTTAAACGAGGCTCTTTTCGATTTAGATATAAGTGGCGATTCGTCTTTTAACGAATTCAACCGTATGCATTGGAGCATAAAGAAAATAGATTTAATAGCCGAATTACAAGAATTAGGATTCCAGATTTGAAGAGAGGATTAATCTATGAACATTGAAGAAGGAAACACACCAATTGAAAAATGGGTCAACTTAGAAGATGTTGCAGATTATCTCAGTGTTAGCAAAGACACAATCCGTGCTTGGATAAAGGACGAAAAAATTCCATTTTACAAAGCGGGAAAACGCTATAAATTTAAAATTTCCGAAATAGACGATTATGTTAGGGGCGGAAAAATTACAGAATAACCAAGGAGGACGGCTGCACGGATGGATAATAAAATGCAAGCTGCCATCAAGTCTATTAAACTTGATGGTCGTACTTATCACAATATTACAATAACACCTACACTCATCAACTTTTTCTTCGGTAAAAATGGAGTAGGTAAATCTACTATTGCACAACAAATTACGGACGGTTCAGGCGTAACACCTGCGTTGTCTGATTATGATGTGCTTGTTTATGACAGAGATTTTATCAGCCGTAATATCCGTGAAGATGCCGGAATGCCCGGTGTATTTAGCGTGAGCGAAGGCAATATCGAAAAGCAGAAAGAAATTGATGCTAAAGAGGTGCTACTCAATGACCTCGGTACACAATATAAGGATAAGAAATCAAAAAGTGATGATAAGTCTAAACGTCCTGCTGCACTCCGCTCCGCCCTTGATGATGCCTGTTGGAAAGCTACCGCAACTTTTCGTTCTGATTTTCCAGACACGATGAAGAATAAACGTGGAAGTAAATCCGTATTTGTTGATGAATTATTGTCCGTTGCTGCTCCAAAGGAATGTGATGTTACTGAATTGACTGCCTTATATGCTACAGCATTTGGCTCTGACACCACTATTTATCCAAAACTAAATCCTGTAAATCCTATTACAATAGAAGAAATCGCAGGATTCGACCTTCTTGCTAAAGCCATTACAAGTAGTGCAGATACACCATTTGCAGATTTTATTCGTGCTATTGGTGCAACCGACTGGATTAGGCAAGGACACGAAAAATTCAGTCATACCGCCGGGGATAAATGTCCGTATTGCAATCAGAAACTTCCGACTGACTACGAACAGCAGATTGCATCATGTTTTGATGCACAATATGAGGCTGACCGTCAAACATTGCAATCCTTCAAAAACTCGTATGAATCAGCGGCAAATGCAGTAATTAGCACTTTGCATGAGAATGTAAACAATCAGTTCCCTCGAAATGACTTCACAGAGTATAAGGGGCGACTGGATACTATAATTGCAATAGTGGAATTAAACAAAAGTAAATTGGCAGACAAAATTGCAGCTCCTACTACATCGATTGTTATTGAAAGTATTGATGATAAGTTACAGGAAATCAATGTAATCATAGATACCCTTAATGCAGCTATTGATGAGAACAACAATATCATTTCATCTCGACAGGCAAAACAGGAAGAATGCAAAGCTGCCGTCTGGAAACATATGGCATTTTTAGCGCGAGATGATATTTCAAGTTACCAGAACAGCTTAAAAGCTGTAAATGTTGAATTACAGCAACTTAAAATAGCAATGAATAAACTCATTGATGATGGAAATGCTCTGAAGGAAGAAATCACAAAGCTTTCCAGCAAAATAGTAAACATTGATTCTACTATGAATAGCATCAATAAAAAATTGGCGGATTCTGGTTTTCAAGGATTTAAGGTACAGAAAAAAGCTGATGACCCTAACAAATATGAAATCATTCGTGATGATGGTTCTCCAGCACACGGCTTGAGTGAAGGCGAGCGAAACTTTATTGCTTTCTTATACTTCTACCATAAGGTACTTGGCAGAGAAAGCGCTGACAGCACTTTCCGGGATAGAATTATAGTAATTGATGACCCTGTGTCCAGCATGGACAGCAGCTCACTATTTATCGTAAGTTCCATCGTACGTGAATTGATATCCATATGTTTTAATAATGGTTCTGCAGCAAAAGCTGATACACCAAAGTTTATCAAACAGATTTTCATACTAACGCATAATTCTTTCTTCCATAAGGAAGTATCTTATGACAGATTAAAATACTATCACTGTGTGAATTTCTACTCAATAAAAAAATCGAATAATGTATCCACAATTACTCTCTGCACTAAGAAGGACCCATTTTCCAAAGAACCCGCCTACGAGCATAATTATACACCTGTACAAAACTCGTATGCTGCGCTTTGGAGAGAATACAATGAGGTCACATCATCTTCCGCACTGATGAGAATCGTCAGACAAATACTGGAATACTACTTTATTCAAATCAGTGGTTATGAAGGTCAAAGCCTATCGGAGCGCATATTGAAACGAGAAGATGTATTTATTCGCTATAATGCAGATGGCAGCGAGAACCGAGATTTGCTCCTCTCAGTTACCACAATGCTGCATTACATAGGTTCTGACACACAAGGCTTCAATGACGGACTCAATTATGTAGAGGGTTCAGAGGATGCCGATAGGATTAAAGAAACCTTCAAATGCATCTTTACCGCTATGGAGCAAGAACAACATTATCAGATGATGATAGAAACATCATTATAAAACTTAGGAGGAAATTAAAATGGACAATTTATGGTTATTAACCGAAGAAAGACCCAAGCCGTCTGTTGTATTACAGATTGTGAATATGTATTCTACTGACTTTTCAGATTCTGTTTCAATGCTCGGAGAAATTAAGATAAAGCCAATTATTGAGAATGGTTTTTTTCAGTTCATCTACGTAGTAGAAAATTTACGTGTTGGAAAAGCACAAAACATTTTTATCAAAACAGTTAGTGGTAATTCCAGCTTTCTTGACTTTTTACTTTTCAAGCAGCCTAATGCACCCGTCGAAGGGAATTCTGCAGATAACCTCATTATGGCTATTGAAGAAACTAAAACAAGCGATGATGAATCTCGCAATACCGGAGTATACCAAAGAGGCTCTAAGTTTGTATATATAACACCTTATTACAACAATGTTCGCCTGTATATGCTTTATAATGAGGAACTTGAGGCGAGAGAAGAAAAGAAACCATCAGACACAAGCGTTTTTGGTACAAATATCTTGCTGACATTAGGCGTAACCGTTGTTGGAAAAGATACCAGCCATTGGTTTAAACCCTTTAGAAATCTTGATGAACTCATTCAATTTAAAGCAGCGATGAGAATGCCTCCAGCCGGAAATGTCCCTATAACAATAAAGAAATTTGATAATCGAATTGAAGTGTCTGGGCGATTAGCTAAGCCTGCTACCGCAGGAAATATAGGACATGACCCTAATATAGGCGCCCTTTCAATGATCTCTGCTTGTATAAGAAAACTCGGTTGGACGAAGGATATTGTGGTAACCATGCACGGTGTTACTCAGCAATATGTTAATCGTACTCATGGAAAAAACAAGTTCTTGTACATATGCAATATTCTTGGAATGAAATTAGACGGAATCAATATGCCACCACAGGTTGCAATGCCTGAACTCTATTGGCATTATGAACAGCGTTCAGAGAAAATGGCAGACATTTTACTTCACTTACAAACTATGTATCATGGAATGTATTGTGTTTACGAAAATCACGCAGGCTGTGAACGTGGATATTTCCGTACTAAACGTGGACAGTTAATTACGCTTCCAAAAAAGGATAGTAGCGGTATCAATAATCTTTACCTTCCAGATGTTGTTCTTTACGATGAGCAGACCAACTTCATTCTTTTAGTTGAAGGAAAAATGCTCTCCACTTTGCAATTGGGAGTTGAAGAAATCGAAAACTATAACAGCATAGAACAAGAATACATTTATCCAGCATATGGCAACGTTCAAATTATGAGGTGTGTTAGCATTTTTGGTGGAAATTGCACACGCATACCACATGAAAAAGTTCTTTTCTATCTTGCTGACAATGGTCGGATTATAATCAATTCTAATGCACCACAATGTATAAGAACGGCATTTGCTGGCACGGGTGTTATATATAGCTAACATTCGCCTGCTCATTAAGAAATTGAATTTTTACTCAAAAAAGAGAAGTGCTGCATTATGAAGTGCACCCCAAATGTTAGACAAAAATAACATTTGGAGGTGCACTTTTAATATGACAAAATTTTCGGATGAATTTAGGCTTAAGGCAATTAGGATGGTTAAAGATGGATATGGTTTAGAATGCGTTTCCAAAAAACTAGGAATATCTAAATCATACTTGTCCCGTCTACGAAAACATTATGAGTCTGGTGGCATATCCCAGATTCTTACAAAAAACAGGAGCTATTCACCAAATTTCAAGAAAAAAGTAGTTGAATACAAATGGAAACACGGGTTATCATTGAACCAGACAATGACCCTGTTTAAAATTCCTGACTGCGGAACCGTTTTTCAATGGGAAAAGAGGTATCTTGCACAGGGAATATCAGGGCTAATGCCACGAAAGAAAGGCAGGCCTAGCAAAATGACGCCTAAAACTCTGAAGAAACCACGAGATTTAACCCGCGAAGAAGAGCTGGAAGCAGAAATCGCCCAGCTTAAGATGGAGAATGCTTTCTTAAAAAAATTGAACGCCTTGGTTCAAGCGCGGAAAAAGCAACAAAAAAAGAATTAGCAATTGTTGTTTTCGAGCTCAAGGCGCAATTTCCGCTCAAAGCGCTGTTAAAGTTTGCCAAACTGGCCAGGAGCACATATTACGCAATAATAAAATCTCTTGCCAGGCCTGACAAACATGCAGAGGTTAGAGCAAAGATTCATGTCATCTGTGAAAGCAATTTCGGAAGATATGGTTACCGCCGTGTCACAGCGGCCCTTCATAAGGAAGGTTTTAACACAAACCATAAAGTGGTAATAAAGATCATGAAGGAAGAATGCCTCACAAGCAAGGTAAGAATGAAGAAATACCGCTCATACAGAGGGCAAGTCGGCAAGGTTGCACCGAATATCATTCAAAGAGATTTCTCTGCCACAAAGCCTAACCAGAAATGGACTACGGATATAACAGAATTTGCCCTGTTCGGCAAAAAGCTTTACCTCTCTCCAATCCTGGATATGTTTAACGGGGAAATCATAAGCTATGAACTGTCAGAAGCCCCTGTCCTGCAGCAAGTGACCAATATGCTGGACAAAGCCTTTGCAAGAGTAAAAGATACCGATGGAATCATTTTCCATTCAGATCAGGGCTGGCAATATCAGCAGGCTTTCTATCAGCAAGCATTAAAAAATCACGGCATAATCCAAAGCATGTCCCGCAAGGGAAATTGTTTGGATAATTCCGTGATGGAGAACTTTTTTGGTCTTCTTAAATCAGAATTGCTGTATTTACAAGAATTTTCTTCGTTAGCAGATTTCAAAAAGAAGTTGCATGAATATATTTATTACTATAACAATGCAAGAATTAAGCTGAAATTGAAAGGAATGAGTCCGGTAGAATACCGAACTCATTCCAACATAGCTGCTTAATAAACTATCCAACATTTTGGGTGCAGATCATTAGCGCTTCTCTTTTCTAAATACAAGAATGTATTGATGAACCTGATTTGCAACAAAACTAAATGGATAACCATATGGATAGATTTTTGCAGATTCATCTGCCCAAATCTTCATTCCTTTGTAATACAATTTTGGAATTTCATTTAGCTTGTTGACCACTTCCGAATGAAGAAGATTTGTTTCTTTTTTGTGTGGCTGCAAATCTTTGATAAAAACAACCACATATCCTTCTGTCTTCATATACGCAAGCATTAATTCTACTGATTTTTTTAATGTTTCAAGAAATTCTGAACGCTCCATATTTCCAAGATCAGCAGCTTCGTTGGTAAACGGTGTAGCAACATCACCATGGATATAAGCATCTGCTCCCGTTTTCTTTTTGCTCATCATATTCGCATACGGTGGGTCAATGAGACAAAGTCCAATCTGTTGTTTTCCTATTAATTCGTTCATAACTGCATCATTTTGGAGTATTTGAATGCAATCTCCACAAATAGTAGGATATACTTGTAAATCCAATTTTTTTGATGCTTCAATATATGCATTTAAGTATTCTTGGTTCAAATCTATTCCGGCGGCTTTTCTGTTGCAAAGAGCAGCACCCAATAAACTTCCGCCAACACCAGCAAAGGAATCAAATACAAGTTCTCCTTCCTTAGTAAAGAAAGAAATCAAGTCTCTCATTAATTGTGGTGGTTTAGGAGATGGGTGTATCTTTCTAATCTCATGTGCATATCCTTCAGTTCCTCTTGTTGGATAATTTGTAGAAAAAACTGAGTTTATAAAAAAAGTCCAATCTCTCCCGGTCATATCATTTAATTTATTATCAAGATGATATTTGCGCCCGTCAGCTAATATAACACCTTTTTTCTGATTTCCATAAACCCTTGCCTCTTGAATATTATCTCTAACCCACTGTGGCAATTTTGAAAGGTCATACTCCGGATAAGCATCACTGAATCTTTCTGACTCTTCGTATAAAGTTATAGCTGCAGACTTAGTTATTGACAATCCGGCTCCCTCCTTTCAAAATTTGTAATTAGAACTTCTACCGTCTTTGCATTTCTATCCTTAAAATGGTAGCTACAATTCGAATATGACTTGTCAATATAATTAACTATATAATTTTTGCTCCATTCTATTAGAATCTCATTTGACATACCTTTATGATAAAACACATTAGACAAAGCAAACATAACTCCGTGAGCATTGAGTCGATCCAAAAGGTCGAGCAGTTGATGTTCTTCTTTCTCTGTCCAGTCTTTAAATCCACGTTTTCCGTCATTGTATGACCCAGTAGAAATCAAGTATGGAGGGTCACAGTAAACAAGGTCATTTTCTCCCAAAGCAGACAAATCTACAGACAGAAAATCAGTATTCAAAAAGTTAATATTTTTTGAATGTATAGCATCGCAAAATAGGGTCAAGTTATTCTCTATATTTCTATTATAGCTACTGCGTTCTTTTCCAAATGGAGTATTAAACTGATGGCTATTGTTAAATCGAATCTGATGATTAAATGCAAAACATATTAACACAAAAAAATCCATTATATCTTTTTCTTTATTATATCGACTTCTCAGTTTATTGTAGCCATCTGCATTTTGTTGTGATAATTCAAATTCATCTATTCTTCTGCTAATTTCCTGTATCACTTTTTCTGTTGATTGCGATTGGAAATACTGATACAAATCAATAATATAATTAATCTGGTCATTGCAAATAATATTTGATGCATTAGCGTTTATTCCGACATTAAATCCACCTGCAAATAAATCAACAAAAGTACCAACACGATCCGGTAAGATTTCGTAAATTGGAGCAAGAATCTTATACTTTCCTCCTGTGTAATTCAAAGGACTTTTTATATATTTATCACTTTTTATTTTTGCGCACAT